GTTTTAAGAGCTAGTAATGGTAAGGTTTCTGACATAATTACAATTCTCAGAATAATTACCTATAAACTTACACCAAAAAATTACTACGATTCTACATTTAAATTTTACGAACAAAAATTTGGTGGGGCGAGTTATCTGATTAATCCAGAAGCTCTTCTCACTAAGGGCAGAACGTATAGTGACAAAGAAGTTGCAGAATATGCAGGTGTCGCATCTTTTCGCAGCTACCATACGTTCAAAAGAGAAGGAGACACCACACTAGATCTCATGCACTGTCCAGTGAGTGAGAACACAATCAAAAACAATAGACTGCTCGACATAGTTGATAATAGAATTTATTTTATGTTTGAGGAGTCCGAGGAGAAAAAATATGGCTATTAGTTTTGGAAATACGAAAGGCTCTGCACAGAAAGAGCGAATTGAAACCTACAATTTTGCAAACAAAGAGGATCATCGTATCCGTCTTGTAGGAGATCTTCTTCCTCGTTATGTTTACTGGATTAAAGGCGAAAACAACAAAAACATTCCGATGGAATGTCTTGCCTTTGACCGTAACACTGAGACTTTCAACAACAAGGAGCACGATCATGTTCGTGACTTCTTCCCGGATCTGAAGTGCGGCTGGGCATACGCTGTTCAAGCCATTGACTATAGTGATAAGACGATCAAAGTTGTAAACCTCAAGCGTAAGCTTTTTGATCAGATTCTTGTTGCTATGGAAGATCTGGGAAATCCCACTGATACTGAAACCGGCTGGGACGTAGTGTTCAAGCGGTCTAAAACGGGTCCGCAAGTATTCAATGTTGAATACAATCTTCAGGTTCTCAAGTGTAAGCCCCGTCCTCTCGAGGATTGGGAGCGTGACATGATTGTTAATCTGAAATCTATGGACGATGTGCTACCTCGTCCTACTGCGGATGCGCAGCTTGAGCTGCTTCGCAAAGTTACTTCTGGTGACTCTGCTGATGAAGAAGTTTCTGACGAGTTTGATGTTGCATGATTCTATTTACAGCGGACTGGCACATCAAATTGGGACAAAAAAATGTCCCCGTAAGTTGGGCGTGTGCTCGTTATAAGCTGTTCTTTGACCAAGTAAAAACTCTAGAAAGTAAGTGCGACTTGCATATCATTGGAGGGGACTTGTTTGATCGAGTCCCTTCTATGGATGAGCTTACCCTTTATTTTGACTTTGTAGAGGGTGTGCAAATTCCTACCATTATTTATGATGGAAACCATGAAGCAACCCGTAAAAACAAAACTTTCTTTAGTAACTTAAAACGAGCAACACAACAAGTAAACAAGTTAGTACAAGTTATAGACAACATTTATGTAGATGCCGAAAGAGGCTTTACTATTTTGCCATATTGTGAGTTGCATAAACCTAATGCTATCGAAGACCTCAATACTCCAGTATTGTTTACTCATGTGCGAGGGGAGATTCCTCCTCATGTAAGTCCCGAAGTAGATCTAGAAAGGTTTGACAAGTTTAAAGCAGTATTTGCTGGCGACTTACACGCTCACGAAAATACGCAAAGAAACATTGTGTATCCTGGTAGCCCGATGACAACTTCGTTTCATAGAAACCAAGTCCGAACGGGTGCTTTGCTAATTGACGACGATTGGTCCTGGACCTGGGAACAGTTCCATCTTCCGCAGTTAATTCGGAAAACAGTGACTAATCCTGATGATATGACTCCGACAGAATTTGACCATACTATCTACGAACTGGAGGGTGATGTACAAGATCTTGCAAAAGTCAAAAACACCGACCTTCTGGACAAGAAAGTTGTGAAACGAGAAGTAGAGGCTACGTTAAATTTAACATCGGAAATGTCAATTGCAGACGAGCTTTCGATTTATCTAAAAGACATTCTAAGTCTTGATGATGCGAAAGTAAGTAACATACTTGGGGTATACAATGATTACGCTGCGAAAGCTAACTTGGGATAACTGTTTTTCTTACGGCGAGGGTAACGAGTTGCGTCTTGATGACGCGACTCTTACTCAGCTTGTAGGAACTAATGGTGTAGGAAAATCCTCAATTCCGCTTATTCTTGAAGAAGTTCTCTTTAACAAGAATAGTAAGAATGTGAAGAAAGCTGATATTGCAAATCGCTATATCAATAAAGGGTACGATATTACTCTTGACTTTAGCGTAGACGCTGACGATTACACTATTGCTGTAACTCGTCGTGGTAATATCAAATGCAAACTCACGAAGAACGGAGAGGATATTTCTAGCCACACTGCTATCAATACCTACAAAACTTTGGGAGAGATTC